AATACTTAATGGATTTTTCTTTTTCTTTTTTGGAAAACCAGCTTGCATATTCTTATATGCTTTATCTGAGATAGTACTGTTAGCTTTACTTCTACTTGTTCCAGCTTTCTTTCTCTTGTTGATGTTGTAATACAATCCTTTTCTAGCCATAGTGTGTACAGTAATATAAATATAAATTAGCATTACTCATGGCAGTTGACGACCCATTTCCACCCATAGAAGAAGCATTAATTAATAGATTAAAAGAGATGATACCAGAGAAATGTCCTGATCTTGATGATAAAGATAGAGAGATATGGTATTACGCTGGTCAAAGAGGCATGGTAAAAATGCTTGAATCGGTTTACAATGAGCAAAACAACATTACTAAGGAGTAGCTATGTGCGGAGGAGGAGGCAGACCGCCAGATAGAACTGATGAAATGCTGGCTGTACAGCGTGAGCAAATTGCTGAACAGAAAAGACAGTATGAAGAAACTCGTGCTGACAATCAAGCAAGGCAAGAAGAGCAGAAGAGAATAGCTACTGCACCAGCAGCACCACCTCCATCTGCTACAGCTACTGCACCAGCAGCTGCACTTGAATTACCAAGCGGAGGTTTGGGTATTGGAGGAGCAGAAAAGCGTAGAGGCTACGGACGTAGAAGATTAAGAACAGATTTAAAACAAGGATCTGGTTTACAAATACCTTAAATGAATAACAACGAAGTTACTTTAACAAGTGGTGTTGATCAAAATAATTCCTACAAATCTGACATGGATCAGAAGAAAGGAGTTACTGTTGCATCGAAGTACCAACAAGGCAAGACTACTCGTGCTCCCTATGGAGACAGAGCAAGAGCTAACGCTAAAGTAACTATCCCCTTTTTATATCCAGAGGATACATACGGAGATCGTGGCAAGATAGATCAGCCACATCAAAGCATGGGTGCTCGTGGAGTTTTAAATATTGCAAATAAACTTGGCATAAATTTATTCCCTATTAATACAGGTTTCTTTAAATTAGAGATAGACGGACTAGCAATGATAGTTGCTGAACAAGGCCCAGAAGTTAAGACACAATTAGATACAGCCTTAGTAAAAGTAGAACAGCAAGTACATAATATGCTGGAAACTATGTCGTTCAGAGCCTCGATGCATGAAGCTTTTGAACAGTTAATAGTAGCAGGGAATGTATTGCTATACGTCAGTCCAGTTGGTATAAGAGTTATACATCTGGAGAACTATACAGTTCAACGTGATCCTATGGGTAACGTAAGCGAAATAATAATAGAAGAAGAAGTTAGTCCTACAGTATTGCCTCCTAATTTTTTACCAAAAGATTTAAAACAGAAGGATGATTACAGCAAAGAAAAAACTATAAAGATTTATACTTGCGTCAAATATAAAGAAGGTAAATGTATGTGGTATCAGGAGGTAAAAGGCAAGCCAGTACCTAACACATATGGTATGTCTCCCGCTGACTGCTCTCCTTTCATTCCATTACGTTGGTCACAGATTGAGTCAGAAGATTACGGACGTTCATTTATTGAGCAATGGTATGGCGACCTTACTGCATTAGAAAATTTGTACCAAAGTATATTAGAAGCAAGTGCAATGCTTAGTAAGGTATTGTTTATGGTATCTCCAGCTGGTACTACAAGACCTCGCACTTTAGTTAATGCAGAGAATGGATCAGTAATACAAGGTAGTGCTAATGACGTTACAGTTTTACAGGCACAAGGTAAGTTAAATGATTTATCTCTAGCTAACAATACTATCGACAGAATAGAAAACAGATTGTCGTTTGCCTTCCTTCTTAATAGTGCAGTACAACGTCCAGCAGAAAGGGTAACAGCAGAAGAGATAAGATACAGTAGTCAAGAATTAGAAGCTTCTCTTGGAGGCTTGTACTCACAGCTGACTCAAGAACTACAGCTACCTCTAGTTAAACGATTAGTATTTATATTACAGAAAACAAATAAAGTTCCTGACTTTCCGAAAGGAGAAGATGGAGAAAGTTTAATACATCCTAAACCTATTACTGGTATGGAAGCTATAGGTAGAGGAGATGATAGAAATAAATTATTAGAGTTTATCGAAGCATCAAGAAATGCTTTAGGCCCAGAGGTCTTAACACAATATATAAATATGGAGGAAGCATTAAGAAGATTAGCAGCAAGTAGTTCTATTGATACGACTAACCTAGTTAAGACTCCAGAGCAATTACAAAAAGAAGCAGATGATTTAGCAGCTGCAAACGAGAAGATGCAAGAACAGGAGATGATGAGTAAGATGATACAAAGCCCAGCAGCAGGGAAACTTGCTGACAACTTTACTAAACAAGGAGCACCTTATGGCCCTCAATTCCAAGAAGGAGGAGAAAACCCCTCAGATGGAGAAAACCTCAAAGTTCCAAACCTCAATGCAAGTGGACTCCCAGCCACCAGTTGATGATGGCCCAAGAGAAATAGTCATCACACCAGAAATGGTACAAGAACTTAATAATTAATTCCTATGCCTGATCCAATTACAATCACACAAGATGCTACTCCTCCAGTACAAGAGGAAGTAATAGCTAACCTCGAAGCAGAGGCAGCTGAACTCCAGAAGGAAGGTAACTTACCTAAAGGAGAAGAACTGATTGGCGGAGAGTTTAAAACTCAAGAAGATTTGCTTGCAGCTTATAACGAACTCAAAGCTGCAAATCAACAATCTGCTCCAGAACCAATAGGAACAGCCCAAGAAATTTATGGAGAAGCAGTAGGTAACTTACTTGAGCAGGGTAATGTTGACTACGTTTCTATGAACGAGTACTGGCAACAGAAGGGAGAAATAACAGATGCTCACTATAAAGAGTTAGAGCAAGCTGGCTTTCCTAGATCTTTAGTTGACTCACATTTAAATGGATTGAGAAGCGAAGCTGCTGCAACAGAGAAAGATATACTGGCTATTCGTGATAGCTATGGTCAAGAAAACTTTGCCAATATGCAGCAATGGGCTGGTCAAAACCTAACCGATGCTGAGAAAGCAGCGTACTCTGCTGGTATTAACAGCGGTAATATCGAACAGATTAAACTTACTGTTGAAGGATTACATTCCAGATATGTTGCAAGCGTAGGTCAAGAACCTAACTTACTATCAGGCCGACCAGCATCTGGAGGAAGTGATGTATTTGAAAGTACTGCACAATTAGAAGAGGCAATGAATGATCCTCGATACAGAAAAGATCCAGCCTTTAGATCAAAGGTAGAAGAAAAGTTAGGTAGATCTAGTATCTTTTAATATTCAGCAGATGATTCAAAATCATACGCATACAATATTCCACTTTCAGCAGAGGCAAAACCAGTTACACCATAAGGATATTTATTACCATTAGTAAATTCTTTTTTATTTGATCCACTATTCAAACCTACGTTGAAGGTGTCTTCGTAATCAGAACTATGTGATTGAAACTTTTGAGCGTGTTTACCTGATGGATCATTGTCGTGGTAATAATCTATTGGATTAATACGCATTTCTGTAGGTCGCATTAAAGTTTGTACTCTAAGTGCGTATGTATCAGCTACCTTATGACCCCATGCGTGTATTGCAAAAGGGTTTGAAGCAGATGGTTTTTGAAAGAAATACTCGCAATCATGTAAGTATTCGCCATAGGATCTAAACTCAAATGGTGTAGCGTACTGACCCATTTCTACTTGTAGTAAAGCAATACCAAATTTATCTCCAGAACTAAACGCACCAAGAGTAGCATTAGATCTTTTAGTATCATTCCTAGCAGCCCAAGTAGTTTGTCCTCCACCACTTGAGTAATCGCTTCCAGCAGTTAACCAAAACTCGATAGCCATTACAGCATTTATTGAAACACTAAACTGATCTGATGTATCTCCAGCAAAAGTTACACTTTTATACTCCCAAGTGTCGGCAGTACTAATAGTAACTGATGTATTTATCTGTCTGTCTTGTGAATAGTTACGAAGATTAATACCAAAGCTACCAGTTTTTGAACATCTAACCCAAAAAGAAATAGTTATAGGTCTTGCGTTTGCTGTTCCATATAATAATCTAGCTGCTTCCATACCATTCCACATAAAGTTTAAAAACGTATAGGCAGTAGTACCAGTAGAGCTTGCTGAATCACAATGTAATTCATAAGAATAACAAGCACCAGCTTGTGTTCTTGGAGAGTCGTTTTCGTTCTTTTGTTTTGCTGTATAAGTTCCTGTGTTCTTAACTACTTGAACATGATCTGGCCCACCATAACCTAAGTTGTTTGCTCCATTATCTCTGTTAGCATTTGGGTCACGATCTCCCCTTTGGGCTATCATAAATTCTCCATTTATGAACATATTTCTACGACCAGTAGCGTATGTAACTGGTACGATAACACCTTTAACAATGCCTGTAGTTTGTATGTCCTGTGCTGCAAAGTTTGGATCTATTTTTGATCCAGCTATAGCTGCACTTGCGTTAATATCTGCGTTAACTACATCTAAGTTTGCGAGCTTAGATTTAGAAATAGCTGCACTTGAATTTATATTAGAATTTAAAATACAACCATCAGCAATTTTTTGTTGATCTACGGCATCGTCTTGTATAGCATTAGTGTCAACAGAATTGTCGGCTAGTTCACTAGCTTCTATTTGATTCGCAGGGATTTTTGCTTTTGTTATAGCATCATCCTTAACACCATCAGTAGAAATTTTAGTTAATCCCATTTACTCAAGAATTGCTGCAATTTCAGCGTCTGTCATGCCTAGCTTTTTATAGGCAGATGTTTTAGTTGCTTTTGCATCTGCCTCTGCTGTTTCTAATTCTGCTTTTTTAGCTAAGACTTCATCCCAAGTAGGAGCAGTACCAGTAAATACTGTGTCATTTTTAACTTCTTCATTGTCTGCTGTCTTGCAAGAACTTACACCTAAAGGTGTTAAGTTAGCGTACTCTGTTGCGTTTGTAGGTGGTTGACCTTTGTAGCCTACAAAATTTGTAAATGCGTAAAAAGCATCATCTATAGTTTTTGCCATTATGCTGCAAACTCCATGATAATTAAGTTAGTTGTGTGATTAGCTGGTAAACGAGAATCATCTCCATTGTTAGGATTATGAACTACACCAGTACGATTGTTAGAGTTGTCGTTAGCGTGTTCTCTCCATATCATTTGTTTAGTACCTGATGAATTTTCGCCTGTAAAATACCACAAACCATGACCCATAAATCTATGTGCTTGTCCAACATAATTATAACCACTTCTCCCTTCATCTTGAATAGATAATGTACCCCCTGATGGGCCGTAATAAAGTAAATATCTAATTTCTCCAGATGAATCTCCTCTCCAAATTCCCTGACCCCATACAACAAATTTAGAGCTAGCAGCTACTTGTGTAAAAGTACCAGAAACCATATCATATGTACCTTGGCTACTTCGTGCAGTTCTAGTATGGTTAGTTAATTCAGAAACATTTAAAAGTTTACCAGCAGTTCCCCAAGATGCGTTTGTTCCGTCAGTAATAAGTGCTTTGCCTGCGTTACCAGATTGAGAAGGTATAGGATCTACTACACCTTTTGCTACTAAGTTCCAAGATGCGTGTATAGAACCACCACTAGCTGGTGCATTACCTGTGGAGTTAGCAACGCAAATATACGTTGAAGTTATGTTCTGGTCTGTATGTGATACTAAATCGTCAACTGTATAAGCAGTTGAGTTATTGTAAGTACCTCGCCAAACCTGTTTAATTTTTCCTAGATCAATAGTAGCCATAATTAAATAGTTGCGATTAGCCTGCCACTTGCATTTAAGCTAAAAGTAAAACCAGTAGCTGCAAAAACTACTTCTTCAAATGCATCATAAACTGTTCCAGATATATTGTCCACACCGCCATTAGTAGTTGTGACGATCAAATTACCATTACTATCTGTATTAAATCCATAGACTTCTGGAGAGGATGCTTGTGCCCAAGTTAATTGGTCAGTATTATCTTTGTATTGAAGAAATGTACCAGCACTAGGAGAGTTACTTACATCTAATTTAACTTCAGCTATAGAATCATCTGCTAGTTTTGATCCAGCTATATCTGCACTTGCACTTATCTTTGCATTATTGATTGCACCATTTTGAATTTTTGAAGTAGAAACTGTATTGTCGGCTGGTACTTGTAAAGCAATTGCTGAACCTATTTGTATAACGAATACCTCTGCTCCAGAAGGTAAGTTACCGCCAAATATAATTGTATTGCTGTCAACCATTGCAAAGCCTTCTGAAGGAGCAGAAGTACCTGAGTTTGGTTTTTGAACGACACCATTAACGCTTATTAATAATTGTGCTGCATTGGTTACACTAGCTGCTGCTCCAGTATTACTGCCTTCTCTAAGATCATAAGAAGCAATGCTTCCATTAAATGTTGGAGATCCACTACCACCAGCAGGGCATAAAAATAAGAATTTAAAATCTCCGACAGATGTTACTTCTTTAAATGCATTAGCAGTACTGTCATAGACTTTCATCTTGTCAGCTTGCTTATCGTAGATTAAATCTCCTTCATCATTATTAGAAGAAGGCTCTCCATCTGTTACTCGATACCTATTACCAAAATCGTTTATATCATTACTTAAATTAAGAAGGTCAGCTTCTTTTAGTGTTGCTTTATGGTAGTTATATACCTGACCCGAACCAGTAGAGCTAACCATTATTGCCACACCAGCATCAACAGTAGAACTATTGAAGTTACTAGCAAAGTTGTTGATTGTAACTGTAGAACCACCTACAGTTCTTGCTGTTGTGCTTGTGCCTGATCCATTAACAACAAGACCTCCAGCGTCAGCAATACTTATTACGACACCTGATGCTGGTTGAGTATTTGGAAAAGCTGCATCTGTAGCTATTACTTCTAGTCCACCAATAGGTGCTAATTGTGCAGCTACATAATTAATAATTGCAGCCGAAGTTGCGAATTTGGCATGATCGTCAGTAATTGTAGTTTCTAGAGCCTTGCCATCTAACTGGTTTAGATCGGCAATATCAGCAGTAAGGGCTGTACTGTCAGCTAATTTAGAAGCTGTACCAGACTGCATACCAGCAAGAGTTGATAGCTCTGCATCTGCAATTTCAGAAATACCTACAGAATTTGCTTGTAAATGCTCTGACCCAATAGCATTGTCAGCTATGTTATCTCCATCTACGCAATCATTAGATAGGTGTGAATGATCTATACTTCCGTCAACTAGCTCACTACTGTCAACTGAGTTTGCTGCTAGTTCAGAACTTGTTACTGAATCTGCTGCGAGATGACTAGCATCTAAAGGACTGCCAGCTATAAGTGCTTTTATCTCTGATATTGTCTGATCGGTAGTCGCATTCGCTTCAATGGCGTTTAACTTTGCAAGCAAGGCATCAGTAAAAGCATTGGTATTACTTTCCGCTTCGTATAACGATTTTATTTCCGATCCTGTTTGATCGTCTTTAGCTCCACTCTCTATTCCGTCCAATTTTGTACCATCAGCAGATACATCCCTGCCATCAACAGTTCCAGATGTAGCAATATTCTGACTACCAAAATCAGGAGATATTTTAGTTCCAGCTATGGCTGCACTTGCATTGACATCGGCATTAACAATAGATCCGTCTGCAATTTGTGTAGATGTAATACTACCAACTCTTTCTAAAAATGCTTTTGTTACTGCATCTTGAGCATTAGTAGGATCTGAAACATTGATTATTGGTTTGTTCTGTGCGTCTTGCCCTTGCGGTGTATTTTGAATACCTAAAGCTGCTTCATCTTTAGCCTCTTGTATTCCATACAGTAACTGCAATACAGCAGTATCAAGGTCGCCAGCAGTTAAAGTAGATCCATCTACAAAGTCAACAAGAGCAGTAGTTAATGGAGTATCTCTCGTAATCTCAATTCCTACTCCATTTTTAGGCGCTCCAGATGTCTCTTGTGTAGACGTAGCTGAACTAATAGTATTGAACTCTATAGTAGTATCATTTACAAAAGTAAAATTAGTGTTAACAACATTATTAAGTGCGACAACTATATGATCCTTTTTTACATAAGGAAAAGGTATAGAAAATTGCTTGGTTGATCCGTTTCCAGTAGCAGTAAATTGAGCGAAAGGCATAGCTAAGAATTAATAATTTCCCTCCATGCATTAAGATTAACACTTGCTCCGTAAACTGGCAGGCTATTTCTGTCGGCATTAGCTAAATTCCTACCTGACAATTCATTTAATGAGTTGTTTAATGCGGTTTCATTGCCTCTCATATATTTCTCTATATAAATGTCTTTAGCTAATCCTCTATATTTTTCAATTAATTCATATATCATTTGCAATTTAGTTAGTTTTCTTTCTGTTGATATACGTTCTGGATACTTATAGCCCTGTGCTATTGATGTACCTACTAAAGATGGATCTATGTCTCTAGAGATTTGATAAGGAGTATGTGTTGTAATTAAGTAATATAAAGCTTCACTTACATTCATATCTTTGCCTATTCCGAAATAATCAAACTTTACTTCTTTTGCAAATATTAGTTTAAATTTATTAAACTCTGCATCATCTAAAGGTCTATTTGTATTGCCTAATATATTTCTATCTATAAATCGTGGGTATGCTCCAGCACCATGCAATCTATTAAGCTCTGAATATATCGTGCCTTCAAATCCATAGTCTCGTTCTTGAGTCGGCCTAAAGGCAGATAATGGATTTAACATTGCCATAAAACCTCTTAGCACAGGATTCTTAATAGATTCATACTGGAAAGGAGTAGAATAAATTTTTGGTTCACCAATTAGTTCATCTACTTCTGGTTCATAATTATCTGATATAAATGGAATACCCTCACCCATTTCTCTAAATATATTTTCTACTACACCCCATATAGGAACATCGCTATGTGGACTTACAACTCTTCGATTATCCATGCCTTGCCTAAACTGCCTTATAAATTGTGGGTTAAAACCTTGTAATTTCTTTAACAAGAAAGATTCAAAAACATTTCGTTTACCCATAGTATAATTTTTCATTACACCATCCCCTGCTTGTAGTTCATTAACTATCATATATATGTCATTTAATGGTTTAAATAAACTTTTATCTAATTGACCAGTAGCAGTTGACAATAAAGTTCCTTTAAGTGCTTGCAAGTGTCTTAATATTTGAGCAGATGCAACAATTGATATATCTTGTATCTGTTGTAATTTACTATCTACGTCTATCTCTTCATAAGATGTAGTCACCAAAGCGTCATCATAATTCATAGATGTAAACTGTTCGATTGGCATTCTTTCAAGAATATCTTTATAAGTAGCTGATATAGAAAGCAATGTACCAAAGGTATCAAAAGCTTCTAAGCTTACCCATTCTGTATAGTCACCATCAAAAGTTCTAAATCTTATACTCCAAGCTGGCCTTCTTTGGTCTAACATCATTTGTCTTTTTTGCTGGTTAGCACCATATCCTCCTGTAACTTCTATAGCTCCAGATGCAATTAAACCAGTACCAGCCATTACAGTCATGCCACCTATAACCATTTCTCCAATAGCATTTTCTCTTGTAAATAGATCCTCTGAATTTATATCTCTCCAGTAGCTATCTACAAATCGATTTGATACTGGTAACGACCTAGCTAAACCTTTAAGAATATTTAAAGGTGTTCTGTTTACAGGGAACATAATTCCAAGAGGCGGTACATACCTTGTTCCTAAAGCAATACCTTGCGACAGTAGGTTTGTAGGACTTGTTTGCAAACTAGTTAACCTATCTCCAGCTAGTGGAACACTACCTGACCCTAAAGGTACAGACTCTTGCGCTCCAGCTGGTAGCATCTCATTAGCTAACTTTGTATTTTTTCTATTAGTAACAGGATCACCTAAAGCTAAATAATTATCTACAAAATCAATAGTCTCCAAAGGATCTGTAATACCTTTTTCTTTAGCTCTTCTTAATGCATACTCTCTTGTTCTTTTCTTTCTTTTCACGTTTATGTCGTCTGTAAATGCTAAATAGTCAGCAGTATCTCTCATGTATTCTGAATCGAAGAATCCACCTTTTACTACATCTCCATTAGCCATCTGGACATCAACCATAGTTTTTCTTGTTAGCTCTTTACCTTGCGTGATTGCTTCGTGAATTACTTTGCTATCAGTTATATCTATGCCTTTTAAATACATATCTAATAAAATATTTTCTGCATGTCTTATATTTTCTTGAGCAATAACTGTACCTGTACTTATTAATGTATCTAATGATGAAAATGTTCTGCTACTAAAGTTCCCTGCAATACTGCCGACTCGATGCATAAAGAGTTTTAACATACTTTTATTTGGATTTAACCACCACTCATCTCCTCTAGGTTGTTCTGTTATACGTCTAGATGGTTTGTAGTCTATAGGTAAATCTGTTTGTTCTTCGACAGCAAAGCGTTTTACTTTTTTCGCTCCTTGTACATCTAACTCAAACTGACCTCTACCTATATTTCCAAAGTTCATATCATGCTTAAATGCCATCCGAGCTAGATAGATTGCATAACCTAATTGAGAATCCGCCATTGCCTGTGCATTAAAACCTTGCAAAGCAGATCTTACATGTGCCATTCCTCTTTCAGTCTGATTAAGATTTGGATTTAATTGTGTTATTTTTGCACCTATTTGCTTGTTAAATGGCATTAATCTAGCTCTCAAAGAAGTACCAGCCATTACTCTTACAAATGTTGGGATGCCCAAGAAAATGCTGTTTCTAAAGAAATTAACTACAGACTCACCTCCTATAAATCCACTATCAGCCATTTCATCTAAACCTTTATTTATGTGCCTTAATATTTTTGAACCATGCTCTTTATCAGTAATATATATATCAATATCAGATAATACTTTAATTAATTCTCTTGCCTCTGGTGTAGGTTTACCATTAAAAATACTTTCATATGTCTCTTTATCTAATACGTTTTTCAATTTCATCTGCCCATTAGCTAATGCATTTTCAAAATTTTCTCTACTAAATTCAGTTGGAACTTCTGAAGCTGGAATCATTTCAGCTTTACTACCAATAACAGAGTTAGCCCTTTTAACGTCTGGAATATAAATAATATCGTCTGGTCGCCCTAAATCTACACCTCTTATTCTTATTCCATCTGCACCATTTCTTTTAATAAAAGTGTTTATAGCTTCTTTTTGGTACTTACTTAAAGTATTTTTAAAGTTAACATTCACTTTCATCTCTGCAAGAATTTCTTTAACAGAAATGCCAGCATCGACTAAATCAATTATATCTGTACCTTTTAAGCTACCTAGCAAGCTGTCATCTACAGGACTTTCAATAGGAGCATCTCCAGATGTAAAGTACGCACCCTTACCTAAACCTTCATCAACTTCTTGTAATCCTTTTTCCATTGCATTCTGCAAGGATTTAGGATCACCAGTTAGTTTAATACCGCTATCTTCTGGCATTATATTTAACTTTATTTGTTCTCCTCTAAACTCAACTTCTCTGCCCATCATCCTCATTCTTTGTCCAGATACTCTTCCGTATTTAGCATATGCATCATTTAACCTTGCAGAATCTTCAAAAGCTGCGACTAAAAGTTGGCTATTTTGTGGAGTAGGACTGTTTTTATAATTCACAGCAGCCATGCTAAACATGTCGTTTTGTGCATCTCTCATAAATTTAACTGCCATAAATTGTGTAAAATCTTTTTGAGCTACGACATCACCTTGTTGTGCTTTTTTAAATAAAGCTAAAACTTTACTGGAATCGCCATCAACTTCTTCTATAAGCTGCTTTGCCATTCGAGCTATTTCTTTTAAATGTATTGATGGTAATTCTGGAAACCCCGAATTTTCTGCTAAAACAGCACTATTCATCTTATCCATAGCTTGGTTGATTGCTTTGTTAGCAGCTATAAAGCTTTTATTGGTTGTTGGTATAAAGAATTTTGATCCTGTTTTTTGATACTTTCTATTAACTAATGGTCGCCTTACATTGCTCATCATTTGCTCTAAGCTTATAGCACCTTCATTTAAAGCTTCCAAATTCTCTGCAAACAGATTACTTAGCTCGTCTGCATCTGCATCAAAATTAGTTTCTTCTACAGGATTATTTCTAAACTTAGCTCCTTCTGGAGTCATACCTCTAGCAGCTATTTTCCCATCAATCGAGTCATCAAATAAATCTTTCCAAGTTTTAAATCCTTTACCTGTTAAAAAGTTCTTAACTCTTGTTACCATATCGCTTATTTTCTCAAATACTTTTTCCCACTTACCAGCTTTCCCTTCATATATTTCTCTAACTTGCTTGTATGAAGATCCAGAAATAGCAACAATTTCTTCAAATCCTAGTTTATTGCTACCATTTAAACCAAAAATTTTATCATGCATTTTAGGTTTAATTAAAGCAGCTAACCTTCTTAAAGTTGGCTCTGCACTTTTTAATAAAGCATGTTCAGATTTAGTGAAATATCTTTGAAATAATCTATGGAATGCTTCGTGATATGCAGTCTGTGCTAAAGCACTAAAGCTTGCATAATCTTGTCCATGAATCATAGAAACTACAATTATATCTTTTAATGGATCTTGACCAGCCCTATAAAAACCTCTAGCTCTAATTTTAGATCCGACAGGCACTCCATATTGTGCAGCACTTTTATACCCATGCGTTGCTTCAATAGGCTCTGCAACTAATTTAAAATCAATGCCTGATATTTTTTCTATTTCTTGCATCAAGCCTTGTATTTCTGATCTAGTTGTTCCAGATAAAGCAAGATGTATTTCTTCACCAGCTAAATCTCCACCCTCATCTTCGATAGCATAATCTCTCTGCTCTGCTCCAAACTCATCTGGCTTTTTAGGATTATTAATGTCTTGATATTCTTTATTAATCTTTTCATCTAAAGCTTTTTTCTGCCTGTTTACTCTTTCACTTATTATGTCTTCTGGCTCAATATTATATTCATAGCGACCAGCTATATCTGTCATACCCCTATCGAAGTCGCTAATTACTTTTAATAATTTGCTGGAATAATATTGTTCTGGAGGCTCGATGGTAAGATTACCAGCTTTTAAATCTGCAATAATTTCTTTATAACGAGTCATTATTTGATTATTTGTTAAACCTAAATCCTCTAGTAGCTCAACGTACTTATAGTGAGACTTGCTTTTTCTTGATGTACCATTAGCTATTTGCTTGGCAACTGTATATATAGCAATATCTAAATCACTTATAAATTCAATTACTTCGTTATTAAATCTAGGTTTTGGATTGCCAAAATAAAAACGACTATAAGGTTTGCCTTGCTTATCTACCATGCCATCTAGCTCTGACATGTATTGTACAAACGTAAAATTATCAATCTTATGTGCTTCATCTAAGTTGTATCCTTTTTTAGTCTTATAACTTCCTATTTGTTTACGTTCATCAATCGTTGCTTTTAATTCTTTTTGTTCTTTTTTAATTGTGGCTTCAGTCTCGCTTACTAGCTCTTGCTCTTTCTCGTTGTATTTTTGTGGATTACGTTTTCTATTTTCTAGTTCATTTCTAGCATTTACATGACCATTATGTAGCTCTAACCTACCATCTACATATTTAGCTGCTTCTTCTCTAGCTTTATCTCTAGCTGCTAATAATTTTTCATATACTGTTTCAGCCCGATTTGGGTCTGTTTCAAACAATTTACCCTGCTCACCTTTGCCATTAAGCATGTCATCAATCTGTCTATCTAGCTCTTTCTCTATCGCTTCTGCCTTTTCAAACTTTGATCTTTTAGCTTGTATATTTTTTATTTGCTTGTTGGTTAAATAATATTTTTCAGTTTTTCTAACAGCGTCTTCTAATTCAAAATTACTTAATTGTCCTACAGTTTCTTTACTTTGTAATCTTTCAGCAAGAATCGAATCTCTTGGTTTTACATCTAAAGTTTCTTCAAAAAGATGTGGAAATACTCTTGCTTTTGGATTAGAAACCAAAGGAGGTATTGCTGTACCACTTATACTGCTGGGGTTGTTTGTAACTTTACCTTTTGTTTTTAATTGGTCTAATATACTTTCTTGCTGATTTTCGTCTACAGATTCTATAACTTCTTTAAATTTTGGCTCGTTTCTTAATCCTTCTATTTCTTTGTCGTTATATGTGACTGTGTTTTTCTCTTGCACTAATCCTTCTAACTGGTCAGATGTTTCTTTATCTATCTGCTGCGATATATCAACTAATTCTGACCCTTTAAATAAAGGTGTACTTTCCAGCTGCATTGCGTCTTGTATTCTATCAAGATTGTCATTAACTAATTTGCTTGCAGTTTTTCCTTTTATTTTTAATTGATCTGCTAATTCTTTAATTATTTGTGTTGTTTCTCCTCCAGATGCAGCTACTGCATCAAATAAATCAACTGCTCTAGATGCATCTTGCAAAGCATCTTGTGTGTTTTCTAAATTAATTTTGTTACCAGCTACAGTTTCAACTCCAGCTTTTTTATCTAGTGTTCCTACGTTTCTTAAAGTGGTAAGCTTTTTTCTTAGCTGAGTTCTGATTTGTGATCGTATTGCTAATAATTGCTTAGTGTTAGTCTCTTTAAAATATTCTCCAAAGGTAGGAAGTAATGCTTGTCCACCAGATGGTTGGACTTCTACTGCCTCTCTAGCCATCAATACAGCTTCTCTTATTGTGTCTAAAGATGGTTTGCTTTTATCAATAGCTTTAAATACATCTCCTATAGCAGTAGGGGAAATTTTTTGTGAACCATACGCTAAACCTTTTTCCAAACCTATTTCGCCAGCTATTAATTTAGTAAACATAAAATCTGGCAGCCTAGCTAATTGGCGACCTTGCATTACTATCTTTCTTTTTGGGTTCATACCCATTCTCAATAAAGGCTCAATTCCTCTATTTTTAATAACCTTTGCTACGTCAATAGGTGCAATAGCTCCTTGCTGCGAATAATTTAATTTGTTTACATTTATAATTGCAGCTTCTGCCTTTGCATCTTCGACATCCAACGCATTAATTATTTGTACATTTACTTCGTTCATGTTAGAACGCTTTGCTAGATCAATTCTGTTATGACCATCTATTACATAAACTTGACCTCTTACACCTAATTCTCCGCTTTCATCTTTCCAAACACTAATAACATCAGCAAAACGTGGATCAAATTCTGTTTCATCTGCTAACGAACCACTAACTCCTTTAGGGTTAAATTTACCTGATTCTTTTATTTGAAATACATCTGGTCTTATAACTATATCGTTAGGGTTCATTGAAGTTATTTGCAAAGGTGACTTTGCGTTAGCACCAGCACCAATTCCTACTTTAGTAGCAGCTGTAATATCTTCGCTAGGTCTTATGTTTGCATTTATAATTACTTTTTCAGTTAATTTCTTTTCAGAATCCGCAGAATTTCTTATTGTTTTCGTAAAAGCATTTTTCTTTCTTTCTAATTCTTTTTCTAGTTCTTCTTTTTTCTGTAAGGCTGCTTGTAATTTTTCGTTCTTTTGTTTTTCGTTTTGCAACTCTTCGTAAATTGTTGTCTTTTCCCTACCCTCTACATTGTCTTTTCTTACCTGATCTCTTATCTTGTCTTTTTCTAGATTTAACTGTGTATCTCTAGTGACAGCTGGCGAATCAACTTTTATATTATCTACCTTTGTATCGGTAACTTTTATATTCTCTATTTCTTTATTAACTTGATCTAATGTTTTGTAAGTAAGATCCATTGACTCCAAAACCTTTCTTACCATTGTGGTATCAAAAATATAATTAACAGTAGCCTCAACCATGTCACCTTCTGCCTCATCTACATATGGTTTAAATTGCTCTTTTAAATAGTTGTATTGAATATTAAATCTATTTTTTCCTCTAAATTTATTTGCTGTACGTTGTATGCCTTCAATGGTTTGAGTTGCTAAATCATTGAAAGCTTGCTTGTCACCATCTTTAAATCTTCTTGAAAATGCTGTAATAACAGGCTCTCTAAAACCTTTTGTTGATTTACCTAAAACACCTACACCAGTTCCAAATAATGGGCCTAAGAAGAGTTCAGACACTATCATTGACTTTATTTTTGCACTAAAATATCCATCTTCTACTCTTGTACTGTAATCAAGCCAATCTGGTAAAACAGCATCTAAAACTTCTAATCCATCTCTGTAAGGATTTCCTACAGCAAATTCAGCTATAGCACTAGCACCAGCACCTTTAATAGATTCTTTAGCTATGAATTTTGTAACTAGCTTTGTAGTTGTACCGACTTTGCCAGTTAAAATTTGCCTAGAAACAAGATTATAAAAAGATCGAAAAGCTGGACTGGTTGCTTTAAGTTTGGCAAGAGTTTTCGAAGCTATAACAACTTCAGCTGATGGCGTAGGTTCGGCCATAGCTGCTGCTGCAACAGTAAAGAAAGGTAAACTATCTCCTAAAAAATTAGTTACTCCATCTGCAAACCATCTACCTGTATCTCTTTCTGGATATCCTCCAGATAATTCAGTTAAGCTTGGTAAACCAAATAATCCATAGTCAACACCTTTTGCTTGATCTTCAGCTGAAATTGCGTCAAACATTTTAAAGTTATTTACTTGCCCATCTGTAGAAAGAGATGCATCTCTAAAACTCATTTTGTTTTCTGAAAACTCGCCATAGCCAAGTTCTTCGAAAAACTCTGCAAAACTTCTTTCTTTTATGCCTTCTTTAGTTGCTTTTAAAAGCATTTTGGTTGAACTGACAAAATCGCCAGTTAAAAGCTCTGCTAATGAAGCTGGCATGTCAGCCCTCATTAAATTTTCGGTAGTATTAAAAAGGTTTTGAGCAAATCCAATACCAGCCCTGTCAATAAGTCTTAATGCATCACCAATACTATTTCTCCAATGCATTTGTCCTCTTAGTTCTTCTGGAGCATATTCCAATCCAAAACCAATAGTAGAACGTGTCTTTGTGTCAATTTCCCCTTTACCTTCTTCTATAGCTTTTATATAACTTTCTCTGTTAGTTTCTTCTTGTATTAAAGTCTCTTCTGACTTTTCGTTGAGTTCACTAGCATCTATAAGAGTGTTACCTTTTATAACCTCATTTACATTCTCTTCCTCTTCCTCTTCCTCATCTACAGTAGTAGTACCCTTTTGCCAAGTAGGCACATAATTAAACTTAAATGGCTGTAGCTCTTCTTCTTCCATTAACAACTACTATTTATAATACTTTTATGATACATTACTTATCTCCTTCTTCAACATCTGTCTCTTCTACTTTAGTTATTATCTCCCATTGCTTTCTTCTTTCTTCTATAGTGTTTAGTCCTTCATAATCTTTTAAGATATCATATGGGAAATTTTCTATTCCAAGTTTTTGAGCTTGGTCTATAAAGAATTGAGCAGGGTCAATACCTAATTCAATTAAGTTTGCTTCTATTATATTCCAATTCTCTGGCATTTCTTCTCCAGCCATCCATCGAACAACTAAACCTTCACTACCATCTTTATTTATAAATACATTTTTTTTAAAGAAAGGTTTTGAACTTTCCACATAAGCAAGGAAATTTCGTTGTGCTGATCCTTGAAACAAACCATCATAAAAACCACCTTTTTTTAAATCACTAACTATATATTTTAAAGCTCTCTTTTCTCCTCTATTACCAGAAAGTGGAGTTGAAACATCTATACCTGATCTAGTAATAAATCCATTATTATTCCATCTAGCATTTATCCTTTTTGTAACAAAATCACTTTGAGCATCAATATCATCTGGAAATTTCTGTCTTGCTAAATTAGTGATTTCTTCAATTTCTTGCATTATTTTTATTTCATTTTCTTTAAAAACTTCTTTGTAGTTATAGTTAGGGTCATTAAGAGATGTTGCATAGTTTTTATGTAACTCTCTAACAAGGTCTAATCCGACCTGTTGCATGTTTCTTATATCTACGTTCCCTGCATTGTTTACTCTTTCTTTTATTGTTTGTAAATCTTCTAAAGCTTTAGGAAATGTATAACTTTCTTCAAAGATCTGGAGCAATGAATTAAAGTCACCAACCTTTGAGTCATCTCCTCTTTGTATCTCAAAACTTAATTGTGTTAAATCCATTAACTCTTCATTGTAATCACTTACTAATAAATTCTTTCTAATATTCTCTACTTGTGCAGTATATGATTGGTTTATAGCTTGTATTATTCTTGGATTGTCTGCATGTTTTTTTAATAACTCTTGTCTTTTTTCTTGTAATTTAGCTAGATACAAAGGCACATATTCATTACCTCGAATATCATCAACGTCTGCTCCTAAAATTAATTGTTGAAAAGTTTTACCATCTTCGTATTCTGAAAACAAAACTTCATCTTCAAAAGTTCTATTAAACAGATCTTTATTAACAGTATTTATTTTGTCGTTATTATCTTTGTTTTGTTTTAATACATCTCCAATAATTAAATTAAGTTGTGCTTCTCCACCAATACTTTCTATTAATCTTAGTTTTTTATTAAGAGTGCCATTGCTAAGTATCCTGTCATCTATAGGGCCAATCATTAATGGCTGCACTTGATCTTCTGTTCCTAGCTTGTCTCCTAAGAAAATAGTTCTAAGTATTTGCTCTGCATCTATACCAGATTGATTTCTTAATTCATAAACAATTGTCTGTATCATATTTTTTACTATTGCTGTCTTTTCATCTGCATCAAATAAATGAGTATTTTTAATAAACTCCAGATTTGTTTGCGTATTTTGTATAAAACTAGCAACGCTAAAATCTTCTGAATTTACTAGATTTCTTAGGTTAGTTGTTAATTGATTATTGCTACTAGTTACAATTTGGTCTTTGGTTAATTCTTTATAATTTGTTTCCTGTCTAAGCCTGTCTTGATATAAAATATTGGCTATTGTGCCTTCTATGTTTTTTAAATCAAAAGCACTTAAATCTGTATCTCCATACACATAATTATGAAAAGCTTGGACATATCTCGAATCAGTAGGATCTAGCTCAGATACTCTTATCTCGCTTAATTCTCCATCTTTATCTACAACTGATCCATCTGTTGTTGTATTAGGAACTAGTATGTCTTCTTTTGCAAAAGTCCAACCATATGCTCTGTTAAGTACTACTTGTGAATTATTGACTGATAATAAAGATTCCCTAAAAGGTCTACTGTTTGCAATTTGTGTTTTTAATTTTTCAAGATCTAATATTTCTTGTTTAGAGTCATCTGTTTGTTTTTCTAGTTCCTTTAATGTTGTTATCCTTTTATCAATCTTTGTTATATAACTATCTAATTCTTTTACAGCAGTTGTTGGATCTCCATATTGATAAAAAACTTTAAGTGCTTGAGCATCCAGATCTTCTTTTACTTTCTTTTCTTTTTTAATCCAAGAGCTACCAAAGCTATCTACTTGCTGTGCAAAATCACTAAAAGCTTCTGCATACCTTCCAGCATCTTCTGGAGTAGCATTTTCAATTATACCTTTGACACTAGGTAATTCTAATTGCGGTATTTGTGTTAACGCTGCTGGCTGTACAGCTGTCTCTCCAAACCATCTAGCATTAACTACTTTTGGTTGTTCTATCTTTGTACTACCAACCGATGGCGGTACAGTAATACCATCTACTGATATTTGTTTGGCAACACCAGCCCCCTTCTTTTTAGGGTCTTCATTTTTGCCAAGACTTAAACCTTTTACAGATGCCATTTATCTGGTAATTTTTAGTGAATAGTTTGCCATGCCAGCACCTTTTAAGCTTGCGTAAGTGTTAAAGCCACCCACAACAGAACTAGCCATACCCAAAGCATATGGGCCAAAGCTAGGCTTCGGTATCTCAATGGGTTTAACAGGATCAAGATACGTTTTCTTAAGATAAGTTGCTGTCTGGCCTCGCCTACTTGCTCGATTCGCTTGAGCATCCAGTCGTTGCGATTGAGTGCCAGCCAAACTAAACGCAGTATTTCGATTCGTAATATAATCTGCTGCTGCTTGTGTGCGTTTTATATCCGCAATCAAAGTCCATGCGTTTGTTCCTAATCCTCTTAATGCTGCAAC